ATTGAACTTGATAATGGACAGTATTCAGCGCAACCAAATAATCGTTGTATATTCTTTGACGCAGCAAGCAATCCTAAAGAATTACTGTTTCCAGATTTTAAAGTTGCAACAAAAAAATATGTTGTAGAACATAATCCAAAATGGGCGCTAGGTGATACTGATACGGTTATGTATGAGTAAAAAATTAAATATGATAAATATAGTTCCCATCATCCGCTGGGTATAAAAATAATTTTAAAGAGATAGTATTAATGTCAAAGTTAACAGAAGAGCGTTCTTATTTTAAACCCTTTAATTATGCCTGGGCATATGATGCTTGGTTAAAGCATGAACAATCTCATTGGTTGCACACTGAAGTCAATATGGCAGAAGATGTGAAAGATTGGAAAAATAAAATTACAAGTGAAGAAAAATCATTTCTCACTCATATTTTTAGATTCTTCACACAAGGTGATATTGATGTGGCAGGTGGTTATGTAAATAACTATTTGCCCTATTTTAAACAACCTGAAATAAGAATGATGCTTGCAGGATTTGCTGCAAGAGAAGCTCTTCACATAGCAGCGTATTCTCATCTCATTGAGACTCTTGGCATGCCTGAGTCTACATATTCTGAATTCCTAGAATATGAAGCTATGAAAGATAAACACGAATATTTTGTTGATATGTCTAATTCAAATGGAACAGTTGAATCAGTAGCAACAAATATTGCTGCGTTTTCTGCTTTCACAGAAGGTATGCAATTGTTCAGTTCCTTTATTATGCTGTTGAATTTTCCTCGTCACGGCAAAATGAAAGGCATGGGACAAATTATTACCTGGAGTATTGTTGATGAAACATTACACGCAGAGAATATGATCAAATTGTTCCGTGAATATATTAATGAAAATATTAGTATCTGGAATGATGACCTCAAAGGAAAGATATATACTATTGCTGAGAAGATGGTTGAGCTAGAAGATAAATTTATTGATCTAGCATTTGCAATAGGACCAATGGAAGGATTAACTCCTGAAGAAGTTAAAACTTACATTAGATATATTTGCGACAGGCGGTTGATTTCTTTGGGGCTTAAAGGTATTTTTAAAGTCAAAAAGAATCCTCTTCTGTGGGTAGAATCTATGATAAATGCACCTACTCATACAAACTTTTTTGAAAATAAAAGTACTGATTATGCTCGTGGTGCATTGACTGGTGAGTGGGGTGATATTTGGGCAGCATGAAGTGGCAATTGTATTATGCAGAGATTGCAAATATGACAGCAAATCTTTCTACTGCCAATAAACTAAAAGTTGGGTGTGTCATTACTAAAGACAATCGCATTTTGTCTATAGGATATAATGGCACACCCTCTGGATGGTCTAATGAATGTGAAGATAAAGTTTACTGTGAAGACGGGGACTACAGAGAACAACAGTTACCCAAAGACTCTAATGAATGGAAGAACTTTAAATTAGTATCTAAGCCTGAAGTATTACACGCAGAAGCTAATGCTCTTATGAAGTTATGTAGGTCAACGGAATCAAGTGACGGTGCGACACTATATGTCACTCATTTTCCTTGTATCGAATGTGCTAAATTAATATATCAATCAGGCATAAAAGAAGTGTACTATATAAATGATTACGAGGCTTCAAAGGGAAGCGGTAAAGAATTTTTATTCAAAGCAGGAGTAAATGTATGTCAAGTAAAAAAACAATAGATCATTATTGCAATAATTGTGGTTCAGATTTTATGATCACCTATGATGAGGAAAATAGTTCAGACGATCCTTACTATTGTACTTTTTGTGGTGTAGAATTTGATTTTGAATTTTCTGATGAGGGTGATGAATTAGATGATCACTTGCAATTTGAAAGAGGATACGACTAAAAATGGTACAGGGTCAGTGGTCGGGCGGTAAAGGCAGCACCCAACGCAAAGTAGATAAACAAAAGTTTAGCGACAACTGGGATCTGATATTCAGTAAAAATAAAGTCATAAATAGTACATCTAATAATGAGGATGTACTTAATGATAGTAGTAAAGAAGAAAAAACCGAAAATAAAACCAATTCATAGAGTATATTGTACATATTTTCCGTCTGGTTTATATTATATCGGTTACTCTGGTAAAACTGAAAAGTTATATGAAAAATATTATGGAAGCTCTGCCTATGTTAAAGAGTTTGAAGGTGAACTTAAAAAAGAAACTATTGCAATTTATGAGAAAAAATCTCATGCTAAGATGCAAGAGTTTTTACTGCAATGGCAACAGCGGCATGATCCAAATTGTTTAAACTCTATGTTAAATATAAGATTAAACAAGGAACCACTTTCTAGTTTTGTTCCTATTACTTGGACACCTAAAAAATTAACCAGTATTGATGAAGAACAGCTTGACTTATTTGAAAATATCATATACAATGAGTAACAATCAAAAAAGGAAACAAATATTATGAAAATCAATGATGTTGTGTCAGTAGTAACTCCTGCGGGAGAGTTTATTGGCAAGTTAGCAGAGCAAACTGATAGCAGAATTAAACTAAAAGATCCTCGTATGCTTATTCATGCAGGAGAAGGTATGGGTTTTGCTAGAGGCATTGCTATTAGTGGGCGTGAAAATCCCGCTGAAGTAGAATTCTTTGCTTCAGGTGTTGTGTTTATAACACCAACAAATGATGATGTAGAGAAAGCATACCGTAAAATGACAAGTGGTATTATTTTATAATGGAGAGTGATATGATTAAAGATCAATATATTCAGCAATTGCGTACAGGTACTCGCACAATTACATTTACTAAGGTAGATGGTACTGAACGTGTGATGAATGCAACACTACTAGAAAGTGTTGTTCCTGCCACTGAAGGCAAACGTACTGCACCTGCATCAAATCTAGTCGTATTTGATACAGACAAGCAGGCATGGCGCTCAGTAAGAATTGATTCTATCAAATCTTTTGTATGAAAGTAACGGTGATAGGCAATGGGCTCTCAAGAGGGCCTATTCCTTTAGATAAGATACCCGGCATAAAGATAGGATGCAATGATATTTATCGTGAATATTGTGTGGATTATTTGTGCGCTGTTGACTACGCAATGTTAAAGGAAATACATGAAAGCGGTTATGATGGTACGGTTTACTATCGCCATTTTAGTCTTAAACGTCAAGGACTAGAACCTAAAGCCAATTGGCACTCACCGTATTTTATGCAAAATAATAGTAGCGGTCATGGTGGTATTGAACTTGCTGCATCATTGAAAGCATCTCAAATAGACCTACTAGGATTTGATTGTATAGTAGGTAGAGTATACGGCACCGATTTAAAAACTTACAGACCTCCTTCAAACATAATGCTTTGGATTAACGCTTTAATTCACATGGCTAAAGTATACCCCATTCGTAGAGTTGTCGGCGAGAACTCATTAGATATACCTGAAATACCTTCAATAACCGTAGAAAACTATCTAAAAGAGCTTGACAAATAGGTATTCCTTTGTTATACTATATAAGTAAACACTAAAGGAGTCCTTTCATGGCTAAAACATCAAGAACACGCAGTACATACGTATTGCCAGAACCCAAATGGGCAGAATACAAAATTCTGACTGACGATGCAGAACGAGACACTGCACTACAACACTGCCTGTATTTTGTCCATTACGAAATTGCAGAAAAGGCAGGTATTGCCCCACTTAAAAAGTGGATGAAAGAAAACTGGGACAAACAAGATATAACTTCTATCTCTGTTCTTCCAGAGTCTGCATTCTATAGTATGTCTAAATATTTTTTCTGTTGGAATAAACTGGGTTGGCTTCCTGAATCCGTTTTAAACTTTATGAAAAAACAAAAACTTGTTTGGTTAAAGCAGGCGTCTTTGTATATTGAAGAAAAAGAAGAGACACCTAAAGTTGTAAACATTCGTGAGAATCTTAATAAATTTGCTATTGCCATTGATGATAGTATAGAAAAGATTATTGGTGGTACACAGATTACAAATTATAAAGATTTTGTATTATCATATAATTTAAATGCTGCTGAAATAAATAAGGCAGTTGAAATTGTAGACAGGTTTGCTATAGAATTTAAAGAATTGGCAGAAGGAACAGATACAGACTTAATGGAAGGTTATTCTCATGTTAAAAAGTCTACCCTGAAACATTTACTTGCCTTTTTCGATGGCATTGTGATTGGGCTTTCTGAAACTAAACAGGTTAAAAAAATTGTACGAATTAAACGAAAAAAGCCTGTTGATAAAAACAAACTTGTGAGTAAGTTAAAATATACTAAACAAGATGTGGAGTTGAATCTGACTTCAATTAATCCTGTTGAGATTATAGGTGCTAGTGAAGTGTGGGTATATGATGTCAATCGTAAACGCATTGGTGTGTACGCTTCAGAGTATGCAAATACTTTAGGAGTAAAAGGTACAGCCATAGACAATTATTCAACTAGTAAATCCTATGAAAAAACAGTTCGTGCAGCAGATATAGTTAAACAATTGGTAGACTGTCGTAAAAATGGTTTACATACACTTGCAGATAAAATACGAAGTAAAAAATATCCAGTCAAGACTCGGGTACAACCTTCAATGATTTTATTGAGGGTAATAAAATGAATAAGGGTATTATAATTATAGACTTTAATCAGGTAGCTATTGCTACTTTTATGAGCAATGTTGGATTTGGTTCTAACACTGACATTGAAGTAGACTTGCCTCTGTTGCGACACATGATCATTAATACCATACGCTCATATCGCACAAAATTTGGTGCTGAATTTGGTGAACTCGTTATTGCATGTGACAACAGGCATTATTGGAGACGCACAGTTTTTCCATACTACAAAGCAAGTCGCAAAAAAGAGAGAGAAGAATCAAAATTTGATTGGAGTACCATATTCAATTCTCTATCTATTATTAAAAGTGAATTAGAAGAGTATTTTCCTTATCCGGTTATTGATGTAGACGGTGCTGAAGCGGATGATGTTATTGGTACACTTGCTGAGTATAGTCAGACAATGGGTGAATCTGATAATATGTTTGAGGACTCATCATCAGTGCCTTTTTTGATTATCAGTGGCGACCATGATTTTAATCAGTTGCAAAAATGGTCTAATGTAAAACAATATTCACCTGCATTTAAAAAGTGGATTAAGATAAAAGAATCTGCTTCCCGTGTTCTCATGGAACACATTATCACAGGTGATAAGGGAGATGGCATACCTAATATGTTATCACCTGATGATTCGTTCGTGAATAACATTCGTCAAAAACCGATTCGTAAGAATTTGTTGGAAGAATGGAAATCAAAATCACCTTCCGAATGGATAACATCAGACATGTCTCATGGATATAATCGCAATCAAATGCTGGTTGATCTAACCAAAACTCCTCAAGACATTAAAGATGCTATTATACATAGTTATGTAAAACAACAAAACGGTGACAGAAGTCAACTTTTAAATTATTTTATTAAAAACAAAATGAAAGGAATGATGGATGTTATTGGTGATTTTTAATTATTGGAGAGAACAATGGTGATAAAATTTAGACAAACTGATGAAGGGTTTACATGGGTATTTAAAGCGCCCACTGTACCTGAACAAATTAAAAGATTGAAAGAATGGGCAGCAACAAATCAAGCACTCGTACCTATTGTTCGTCTCGGTGTCGGTGCTGAAAAACCGGATTGGAATCTGCCTGAAGGTATGCCCGATATTACTAAACTACAAGAAGACATTCCAGATGGCATGGGGCAGACTTCTTTGCAACTAGAATGGCGTAGAATAAAAGGATTTATTATTCCGAATAGTAATATGAGCAAATTGTCCACAGTGAAACGTGAAGCACAATGGGTAAACATTTTAGAGTCAGTGCATCACAAAGAGGCTAAAATTCTAACAGCAGTCAAAGATGGTACGTTGCTTGAACTGTATCCTGAATTGGAATCATTGTTACCTGGATTAGGTATCACTGAATATAACAAACCCGAAACTAAGAAAAAATCTAAAACTACTAAGAAATTGCAACTAGTATAATTGGTAAATTCATTATGATTAATACTCTTAAAAAAGAAGTGATAACACTATCAATGCAAGAACTT